GATTGATCGACAAAATCAACGATATGGCGCCGGCATTTGCCAGCAAGCCTTTCATCGTAGTGCCGGATTCCAAGGAAATCCGAAAATATGCCTAGCATTCTGATTTGCAGCGTTTCGCCAGAGAGTTACACGTTTAAACGCTCCTACAACTGGAACGGTTTAGTCATCCCGGCATGTCCGAAGGATAAGCCGTTCTCGTCCCTGCTCGTTACTGATCAAATGGACGACAAGGTTGTGGCTACCGATCACTGGGCAGAGCATTCCATTCACACACCGTTTCCAGTGTTGGCACAGACGGTCGTAACCGATCTGTTTTCGACCTCTGACCTGATTGGTCGCAAGGGCTGTTTTATTCCCAAGGGTGAATTGCCGACCGAGGAAGAGGTCACTAACGCTCGCCTTACGCGCCGAGCTTACCTGATGGAACTAGTGCAGCGCGGCGACAGCGAATGGACCCGCACGCATCGCGTGGATGATATCCCAGGGGATTGCAAGCGAGCTGTGGTGGAGATGGGCGTCGAGGGCAAGGAATGGATGACGCTCGCTCCGCCTGCGAAGCCGCCAATGTTTGATTGCCCGGTCTGCGGCGAGGATTTGAAGGTAGGAGTAGCGGTCTGCAAGTCTTGCGGAGCCATTCTCGACAAGGAAAAAGCAGCGAAGTACTCCTATTCCAGTGAGCCGGTAGCCAAAGAGAAGCCTCCCAAAGTCATCTAATGCCTGTAGTCGGTTCGAGTGCCTATCAGTTCGCAAGTGATGTGTTCTCGCTCGTGCGGAGCATGATCAACGATGCGGACATCCCGGCGGTTGTCACCATCACGCCTACTGGGGCGGTGCGGGTGGGAAATGCGGTGACCATCACCACACAGTTACCGCACTTTCTACAAGCAGGCAGCGTGGTGCAGGTAGGCAGCGTGACGGACAGTAGTTTCAATGGCACACAGACAGTAATCGCCGTGCCAACGTCCACCACGTTTCAGTACAACCAGGCAGGCGCTAACACGGTTTCCGGCAATGGGATCGTGTCAGTACTCATCCAGGGGGACTGGGCTACTGATGCGGTCCTATTGCCGGTTGCGAATAAAGCCTATCGCAAGATACAGCGGCGGATGAAAGGTGCAGGCAGCCCAACGTTCCAGAAGGATGTCGTCCTCGTGCCTTCAATGGCTATCGGGCAAACCAGCTTAGACGATGCCAGTAATCCACAGCTGCCTATAGACTTCATCGCACCGCGAGAGATTTGGGAAAAGCAATCGGGGCAAAGCTTCTTTGGCCAGTTGCCAATGAAGCGCGTGGATTACCTGCCCAGCTGGCAGCAATCCACCTACAACGGCTGTTATACCTGGCAGAACGAAGCTATCCAGTTTGTAGGCGCAACATCGTCACTCGATATTCGCCTCGATTACATTGCAGGCTACCCGGCGCTATCTGATGGCACAAGCCCGATTCTGATTCGTGATGCAGCTGACGCTATCGCCTCCCAGACCGCGTATCTCATCACTAATGCGCGCTCGCCCGAGGCTGCGGGAGTTTTCGGCCAGATGTACGAGGCCGACATGATCGAGCTTCTGAACGTGCAAACGCATGCAAGGCAATACAAGCCTGCGCGGCGGATGCCATTCAACAGAAGGCGAAGTTACAACCAGACATAGGAAACCAGGCACACAAGGGCTATGGCCCGGAAGGAATACAACAATGGCAATCACACCAACTCTCATATCGCAGTGGTTTGATGGAAAAAGGTTGTGGGTTCATCTCACGTTGACATTTTCAGGAAGCTATGTTTCTGGTGGCGATACTCTGGACGTGAGCAAGATAGGCATAAAAAGCAGCGGTCCTCTTGCCGGTCTCGGAGATATTAACGGGCAAAGTGCAACGGCATATACTTTCGTTGTCGGAACGACACTTGCTAACAACCTTGTGAAATGCTTTCAAGGCGCTCTAGCCGAAGTAGCTGCCGGAGCTTATCCCGGTAGCATAACCGGCGATACTGTAAACGCGCTGTTCTACTGTCGCTTTAACCGCTAATGCCTAGCGCCGGGTTCGCTCCCATTTCCATTGAGAAGTTTGGTGGATTGGCTACCTTTGTCGATCCAACCAACCTTCCCATGTATTCCTCGCCTGACTGCCAGGATGTGGAATTCGTTGATGGGCTGGTGCGCACCCGGCCAAGTTTCCTATCGCAGTTTCCGGTACTGAGCCTCCAGGCATTCAATTACTTGAAGACTTACATCACACTGAATCTTGGCCTGCGGATGCTGGCGCTGGATTCTGGCGGCTCGTTCTTCAAAGAAAACCCGCAAGGCAACCTAAATATCCTTGTGAATCCCGCGGCCTTCAATGAAGCTAACTCCGTCGTCTTAGCTGGGAGCTACTGCAACTCTGTGTCTCTGTTTGGGCGTGAGTATTTAGCCTTCGGTGATGGGAAGTTTGGCACCTGCCGAGCGCTGCAGTACGACGACACCAATCTGGACATCGTAAGCCAAAGCGGCCCGGGGATCGCTCCATCGGTTGCAGACGAGAATGTAACCTACAACATCGTGGCTAGTCCCAGCGGCATTCTGGTTACACCAACAACCGCGATAGCTACCGCTACGGAATCCGGCAATCTGGTTACGCTGAATACCAGCGCTCCGCTGCCAACGTTTCTGAAGGTTGGCGATCCCATTACCGTCGCAGGCGTGGGCATTGCAGGCTATAACGGCTCATTCATCATCGCTGCGATTCCCAGCACCACGCAGCTGCAATACATCAACACCATCACCGGGCTAACGGCAGGAACCAGCGGAACGGTTGTTCCGCCGAATCTCTATACGATTGTTACGACTGCCGCAAACGCTGTGGTTGCTGGGCAACTGGTTACCACAGCCGGGGTCACTGGCGGAGCGAACTATATCGGCACCTTTACGGTGCGAGCGATCATCAATTCCACCAGCTTTGTTGCGGATTTAACGCAAAATGCGGGAGCCGCTACTGGTGGCGGAACGGTAGCCTCGGCAGGCAGCATTGTTGCGGGCAATCATCAAATCTCGGTCTTATATGTGGACCGTGAAGGCTACCTTACACAGCCCGCGCCTCCCGTGACTTGGCTAGCGGCGGGGAATAAACGCGCCGTTGTTTCGCTTATTCCTGTTCCGCCGACCGGCACCAACGTGGTGCAACGCATTCTCGTTTTCACGCCCGTGAATGCCGACACCTTTTTCTATCAGGACGGCACGGCACCCGTTTTTAGCGGCAACATGATCATCAACGACATCACTACCACTACGGTAACGGTGGACTTCAGCGACGAAACGCTGCTCGAGGGAACGAACGTAGACGATCTGTTTGACTTGGTCGAGTTGGGCGCATGTTCAGGCGTGACACAATCAAACTCGCGCCTGTTCTGGTGGGGTGAACGCAACAAGCTCAACAACTTGCTGAACATGGGCTTTCAAGGCGGTGGGCGAACCATCAATGATCCTGGTGGATGGAAGGTTGATCCGGTAAACGGTGCGGGCGGGCTGATCTTTCCTCCCGTTTTTGGTTCTAGCGGCTGGCCAAACTCTGCGTATTCCATTGGCAGTCCGGGAGGCGTTCCGATCATCGGAAGGATTACCCAGTCTGCCTACCAAGACTATTTTGGCGATCCTATCATTGCTGCGCAAACCGATTATTCCGTACGCGCCACGGTTGCGAGCAGCGCTGGCACCGGAACGCTGCATATCCACTTATTCAGCGCATCAGCGGGAATCAATACCACCGGCATCCTATTCGGGGCAGGGAATCTGACGCCGCGCGAGGTCATTGCCCAACTCACTCCTCCGCTCACTACCGTGCCTTCTGATTTAGTGTTACGGGTTTACGTGGATGGTACGCCTGCAATCAACACGGCCTTTACGGTGTTTAATATCGAAATATTTCCCACTAATCAGCCCTTCAATTCCACCATCGTGCGTGTGTCAAAAGCTCCTGACGTGAACGGCCTGTTTGGGCCAGAAAGCTATAGCGGACTGGATGGCTTTTTGAACGTAGCTCCATCGAACGGACAGGCGGTGCGTTCGGTGTTCGTGATTCGCAACAACATTTACATTGCGAAAGAGCGCAGCTTGTATGTGACGCAGGATAACGGCCAAGAGCCCGCTACGTGGAGCATTCAGGAAGTTTCCAACAAGGTTGGCACGCTGTCGGTACGTGGCGTGGCTTTGGGCGATGAATGGGCCATCATTGCCGCGCAAGATGGTTGCTACTATTTCGATGGCAGCCAGCCACAAAAGATTTCTCAGGAAATCGAGCCAACCTGGAAGCAAATTAACTGGACGTACGGACACCTCGTCAACGTCACCGTAGACATCGAACGCAAGCGCGTTTACATCCTGGCGCCGTTTGGAACATCCACCGTACCGAACCGCATGCTGACGATGGACTACGCCGATGGGTTCATAGATCCCACGCCGAATGAAAGCGTAGCGATTGCGGGGATAGGCCGCAAGTGGGCGCCGTGGAGCGTATCAGGCAACTCTATGGCGCTTATCCTGCGCAACAATGGCACGCTTCCGCTGTTTGTGGGCAACAACACAAACACAGGAAAGATTTACGGCCTCGACCCTACGCCGTGGAGCGCGAACAATGTTTTTTCCGATGATGGCGTAGCCATAAATTCCTACTACGAGACAGGGTTTTTCCAGGACGTAGGCCGCATGGACTTCGGCTACATCAGTGCCAACATCGTTGGGAATGGAGTTTGCAGCTTGCTGCTGCGCAAGTCCAATCAGCAATGGATTAGCAACATACGCGGCTGGAACCTCTCGCCGCTAGGCTTTCATAACGTGGAGCGGACTCTGCCCGGCAGCCTCATCACCGAGCGTTTAGCTACGCGCATCGGCACCAACGCAATCAACAACTGTTTCAGCTTGCAAGGCATAGCCATGTGGTCAAAGAAGGCGGCATGGTCGCCGCTGCGGGGAGTTAATTTCTGAATCCGCTTACGCTTCCGAACATCATCCAGATTAAAAAGACGCAACCGGGCGTCTACGAAGATTTGGTCAAGATGCAGGACCACATCAACGCCATCACCGCGCCTGCTCCTGCGCCTCCTGCAGTACTGCCTTCGAGCTTTACGCTTTCTCCGGGCCTTGGACTCCGAGCCAATGTTTCAGCGGTTTCCGGTTCGATTGCGAGCGGCAAAGTTACGCTGGTTATTGGTTCCAGCGCTACGATCAATCCAACCTTCACGCTGAATATTCCCATCGGCACATTTAAGGGAACGCCGTTTGCTACGTTTGTGAAAAGCGGCGGCACAGGTACGTTGCCCATCAGCTACAGCGAGGCAGCTACCGGAGTAACCGTCACCCTGATCGGCACTCCTTCACCAGGCACTACTTACACTTTCAATTTTACGGTGACAACGTAAATGGGTACACAGCCATTCGGACCAACCTCGTTTAGTTACAACCCTGGCAATCTCACGACCAAGGGTGGCATCAAGCAAGGGCTGAGCAATCAGTACAACATCAATCAGGGCTTAGAGACTGGCCAGAACGCGCAACGTGGCAGCGAGTACGGCACGCTCATGCCGCAATACCAGAGCTTGCTGAACTCTGGCTATTCACCACAGGAAAAGAGCGCCATTGAAGCGGGAACAACGGGAGCGATATCAAGTTCGTACGGATCGGCAGGGCAGGCAGCAGGCCGAAATATGGCGGCGACAGGCAATAGCGCGGGTTATGGCTCGTTGCTCTCGAATCTGGCACGCAACAAGGGCAAGGATGTGGCGCAGCAGGAAAACACCAACCAAGTGAACTTTGCGCAAGAAGCGATGAACCGTAAGATGGCCGGCTTGCAAGGGATTTCGCAGCTCTACGGCGTGGATACTAGTTTTCTGAACTCACTTGGCCAGCAACAGCTTGGTGTTCTGGGAGTGGGTAACTCGGTGCAGTCACGTAGCCGTGGCGTGCTAGGCACCATCGGCGCTGGCTTGGGATTGGTGGGGCTATGACATCGCCTTACGTGCTTAACGATCAAAACTCTGTCCATGTGCAAGCGCCTCCTGGTGGCTTTGCATCTCAAGCGCCTCCGGGCGGTTTCCAGAGCTTCCTGAACTCGCTACAACAGCCACAGCAGCAGAACGGGATGCAACAACGACGCAAAGGGATTTTGGGCGGCATACAGGAAGTGATGCAGCCGCCTAGCCCGATGGGCTCAGTTCCTCAAGGTGGCGCCATCGGAGCGTTTTCGAGGTTCATGCTTTGAGCCTTCCTCCAGGCGCATTCTCAGCG